GTATGGCTCCGTGTGCTTCCACCCTCGAAAAAAGAACAAGAGTGTTTCCTTTTAAATCTAAAGCAAGATTTTGAATGAACTTATTTCTTTGTTCGTGAGAGATTAAATATTGAATTTCATCTTCATATGTTTCAAATTTTTGTGGTGGATGTTTAAGAACAAGACACTGAATATCAAGTTGGGACAAATGACCTTGTTTCATTAACTCATCAGTTTTAGTCACTTTGTAAGATGGACCAAATAATCCTTCGAGTACCCATTTATGAGTCTGTGTTCCATCTAAAGTTCCAGTAAAACCAAAACGATATTTTGCGTGATGAAGTTTGGTCATAATTTGTATTAATGACTTGCTCTTGAATAAATGTGCTTCATCACCTATAATGACACCATACTCTTCAAAAAATGAACGTTCTAATTTATATACAGATTGCCAAGTGGTGATGGTGACTGAATATTCGTTTGTTTTTTCTCTTCCAGAATATATCTTATGACAATATGAATCTACATCTAAACCATAATCACGAAAGTCGCCGTGCATCTGACTTACTAAACTTGTCGTTGGAACAACTACAAGAATTTTTTGCCCTTTATCCATATAATACCGCACGAGGGCGTAAATCATCAGAGATTTACCTGACGCAGTGGGACTTATCAATAACTTTCGATTATATCGTAGGGCATCGTATACTCCCTCAATTTGGTATTGACGTGGTTGATGCGAACATATGGAGTGCATAAAATCTTTGACTCCTTCATATGAAATTTCTTCGTTAATTTCAAATGGAAGTCCATAAAATTTATTACTTTCAAATTTATATGTGTAATTGTATTGATTACAAAAATTAACAATTTTATCTAAAAGACCGACGTAAATTTGTTTTGATCTAATGTCAAACAGATGTATTTCCCCATTCCAATTCCTACCACGATATTGTGGCATAAACTTTGCATTTGGAACATCAAATTTAAAATGATCTCTTAACTCATATTCGATATGAGGTTCTGTATCAATTTTAAGAAATACTTCATTTGATTTTGATATTATAAGATTTGCTTCTCTTTCACTCACACATCTTCATTCATCTATAAGTATTTATTTACCCCAACCCAGCATTAAATTTCATAAATTCAATTGCATTTTTAATTTGATATGTTCTATTTTGTATAACTTTTAAAATACTTTCAATATATACTAACATAGTGTCATAGTAATCTATTTTCAAACAAATTGATGAAAGTTTTTCATCTGCATCTAGATATTTTTGCATCGTATCTTTATCACGGATCTTTTTTGGAAATGGGTTATCAACATAAACTTCTGGATCAGATTTTCCAGAATAATATTCATAACGTTCGTGACGAATGTTTCTTTTTTGTTGTTCTGCTTTTTTTCTTAATAGAAAAATTGTATTATAAAGTTCAAAATATTTTGCGTGAAGAATTGGAATACTTAATGATTCGGTGTGTAAATTATCTGCATCTATTTTTGAATCCTCTTCCCACATTTTTTGGATAGTATCCAAATCTATACTCATAATGGATTTCCACTTAAATCAGTTATATTGTAAATAGTATACTTGAAAGACACCTCTGCAGTCAAATATTGAATATCAGTATCGGTTGCATCAAATTGCAAGTCTGACAAATTGACTGGAAAAAGATCTATAAATTTTATCTTAAAATTTGGAGTCTGAGCACTAGTAAGAATATTCAAAGTTCCATCAGAATATAAATTTAGTTGCGAATTATATGGTTGTTCCAAGTTATCATTATTATTTTGCCAGTTATAAATTTCTTGCAAACTTTCAGGGTAACCAATTCCACGAATCCAATTTTGTATTTGCATATAATTTTCAAGATTTTCATCAACTAAAAATCTTAAGTTAAAATCATTAAATGTTACTTTATCACCAGGAATATCAATATCTTTTAAATATGTTGATTGAATCGCAGTTCCAATTGTTAAACCTGGAATATTGCACTGGTTTGAAAAAAATGTAACTTTAGGGCATCTATTCAAAATAAATTTAAATCCAACGGGACTTAAAAAATTTCTATTTTGTATTTGATTTTTAAATCCGTTCGAAACTGCCATTTTTTGAACTATTTAGAATAAAAAAGGGGTCCAAAAGGACCCCTCTGAAAACTTAGTGAATTTAAATCACATAAGGTTCTTGATAGCAACTCTTCTATAGTAACGGTTGCTGTTAACACGAAGACGACCCAGACCTTGCTCAGTACCTTCTGCAAATGGGTTTGCAACGATACCGTAACGGGTCTTAAAGCCAATCTTGGGCTGGAAGGTGTCCTCACCAACGGCACGAACCATTTGGAGGGGAACATATGGGCAATAGAAGAGACCAGCATCATATGGGCTAGAACCCTTATAACCAACAACATAGTACTGGTTTGTACCCTGTGCCAGACCACCATTATCAGCAGCAAGGTTTGCCGAATATGGATCGATGTATACTCTGTACTTACCGTTGATGGTTCCAGCAAAAGTATTGCCAGTGTCATCAACATTTAGGTTTGCATTCAGAGCAGGGGTGTAGTCAAGAACACCAGCCATTGTGAGTGCTGAAGCAACGTCAGCAGAACACATAATGATGTTACCCTTTCCACGACGAGTTCTCTGAGCAATTCTGTTAGCATCTCTTTCGATTTGGAACAGAAGACCCTTGAACTTCTCAACTGACCAACGACCGTTTGAATCAACGTCAAGGTCAAAAACACCTGCAGTTGCAACGTTCTCAACAGCACCTTGCTCAGCAATCTTGTAGATTGTACGAATGACTTCACGGTTGATTTCAGCAAGAATCTCAGTTGACAGAATGTTTGCCAACTCAGCTTCTGCATTCAGACCGTGAATTGCCTTAAGGTCCTGAGCAAGCTCAAGTGAGTACTCAGCCTTCAGTGCTCTTGACTTTGCAGTAACAGTGACTTTCTCAATTGAGAATGCCATCTGATTGAACTGGTCACCAGCAGCATTTCCAAGATTCTCCGAGTCACCAGTTACCATTCCTTGACCAACATCATATGCGGTCGAAGTAGCAGTTCCAACTGGGTTAAGAATTGCTGGGTTGGTACCGGATTGTGAAGTGGTTCCAAGACCAGCAACAACATCGGTGAATCCTGCAGTCAAATCGTTACCCGAATCTTGACCAGAGAAGGCAGTATCAACTTCATTATAGAAGGATTCCGTACCACTCTGATTGTTGTAACGTGAACGCATTGCGAAGATGAGTCCAGTAGGACCACTCATTGGTTGAACGCCAGCCAGGTCATAAGCAACCAGGTTAGGCATAGAACGTCTGATTAGTGAGATCAGAACTGGATCGAAACCAGCAGTAGGACCTGCAGCGGTAGCACTACCACCAAATCCACCTGAAGCACCAGCAGCATTAGCACTGTTGGTTGGTGATTCCATCAGGTTCATACCTGTGGAGAATGCAGATTCCTCACGGAGGAATTTTTCTTGGTTTTCTAGCAGGACAGCGGTTACTGCTCTACGATGCGAATCTTTGATTGGATCAAGACCCTCATAGTTGAGGAGTGGTGCCCACTTTGCCTGCAATTGTTCGGAATGGAACATTTGCGTTTACCTCTTGTTTGTTGTTTTGTTTGATTTAATATTTAATTCAATTTTTTGCAACTGCTTGAAGAGTTTTCAGATAAGCAGCCATCGTACCAGAAATTTCTTCTGACGAAGAATCAACTTGCTCTGAAAGACTTTCAGTGTTTGCTCTTAGAGATTTATTTGTTGGGAAATAAGATTCCTTTAGCATCTCCAATTTTTCACGATATTCTTCCTCACTTTCAAACTCAACACTTTCGGCAAGTGAAGCGAGCTTTTCTTTCTGAGTGGCAGCAAGCCCTTCAGAAACTTGATCTAAGATTCCGTCAGCAACCGACTCTGCGAGACGCTTGTTTAGGAAAACATTTTTCTCAATCTGCTCGTTGAGTTTTGTCTCCATGTCATCAAGTTTTTCTACCATACTCTCTAAAACATTATACTTATCTTCAGGGATTGATACATAATGTGCTTCAAAAAGTTCCCTCATTCCTGAGAGGAAACTCTCAGTCATTTCGGTTTTCAGTCCTTGCTCAATTGCAAGGGCATTTTCTGCAAACCATTCGTCTGCAACATATTCAAGGTAAGAATCAACTCTTTCTTGGAATTGTTCTTTAATTTCTTCTACTTCTTCTAAAAGAGCAGCAGCATACTGCTCCTCTAATGATTCTCTAACTTCATTAACTTTTGATTTTAAAGCAGCTTCAAAAATCATTTTTGCCTTTTCTTTAAAATCTTCAGAAAGTTCTTCTCCGATAAGAAGAGCATTTACATCATCTTCAATATCAAAAGACTCTTCCATTTCTTCTTCATCATCTTCCTCTTCTTCGTCCTCTTCTTCTTCCTTATGTTTTGCTTCTAGGAGTTCTTCGTCTTCATCAAACTCAGACTCTTCCTTCATTCCTTTCATAGGATCTGCAGATTTAGCACCTTTATTTACAATATCTCTAACCTGCTTTAAAGTTGCTCCAGGTGTTTTCAATTTTGCACTATCGTCATCGGAACGATAATTTTCTGGGGTTGGACCACCCAGATCCTCTACTGCACCAAGTTGAGTACCTGGATCTGCCATTCTTGGCATCGAATCTCCTGCCTTTGCATTAGAATTGACGGCAGTTTTGGATTGCTTAGTGCCTACTTCCATTTCTTGTAAATCTCCACGAGACATTTGAACTCTCCGATTAACCTTTGTTAATAACTATATTTATTTATAAATTAAGAAATTACAAGTTATTCAGAAAATCATTAAAAAGATTGAGTTTTTCTTCATCTAATTTTTTTTGATCAACTAAAGTATTGATTCTCTTATAAGTTTTTGTGGCATATTTTTCACGAAGAATGCCACCATCCCATACCCATTCTTTACCTTCCATAATTCCCGAAACAAACGCATCAGGAGCAGAAGGATCAGCAACGATATCAGCTGCCGTTGCAAGCATAAAATCCTCTCCGACAACATTAATTCCTTCACGAGTTAAACTTAATGATCCAACTCCACGAGAAGAAACACCCAATTTAACACCTTCAGAAATTAATGACTCCGCAATTTTTCCCATCGGAGTGTTAAGAATTTTAGCCTTTCCGATAAAATTAGAACCACTTTCACGGAGAGAAGTAATTTTATGAGAAACCCGATCAAGATTTACTGTAGGACCATCTGGATGTCCAAGTTCTCCAAGTGCTCTACCTGCTTGAATATGATTTTCATTGTAACGGGCAACTTCACGACGAAGAGTTTCCATAGGGTACATACGACCATTACGGTTCTTGATGTTGCCTTGAAGAAAAACTCCTTCAATATACAGTGACTTTTTACCGTTACGTTCTTCAACGATAAATTCTACTGATTCGATCTCTTCTCTGATAAGTTTCATTTTACGCTTGACTGGTAATTTGTACTTGTTGGGAGTAAAGCATTCCAGAACCACTATCAGTAATTGCAGATACTTTAAAAGAATTTCTCAAAATTGCATCTGGGTCTGAAAAGGCAGTTGCAATTCCAGTTGTATTTGTTCCTACTCCAATTCTTGTTGAGAAATAACCATCATAACTTGAAGTATTGAACACTTCAGTCACTGGAATATGAGTAAAATTATAATAATTTTGAGTGGATGCTGTTAATGTAACATAATCACCTACTCCAAAAGGAGACATCTGACCCTCTGGAAATGTAATATAAGTTGTCGATCCAGTTGTTACTCCAACAACTCTTGCCGATCCATTATCAATTGCAAGAGTTGCTGAAGTTCCTGATGGAACACAATAATCACTAAGAGTTGCAGTTGGCTCTGTTCCTATTGCAACAAACGCATTAGCACCAGTAGCAACTACTCTAAGAACATTTGTTCTTCCAGAAATTGCTGTTGATTTTGCTGATGTAGTAGATGTGGCAAAGGAAACGCCAGATCCAACTGGTCTATGAGTCATTATTCTTATAATACACTTATTAGTTATTTATTCGTCATTCATCTTCAAGATTATATGCAACATCTTCTTCTTGTTCTTCACCATCACCAAAAAGACCGTTGGAGACATATGTTCTAAAATCATCCACTCTTTCTGCCGACTTTGCAAAAAGAAGTTCTTTAATTTTGTCACTAATTTGAGAAGGACTTTCATCTGTGACAATCATATCCATTAATTCATCCATAATTCTTGAAATAAGTAATCGTTGTTATTTATTAAATTTCTCCACCCTTTGGCATTTCAACTTGTTTACCGCTAGCCACAGTGGTAGATCCTTGAGATTCCAAATCAGGTTCCATTACTGGTTTACCTAAATCCATAGATGTTGTGTCATCAATTGGTTGTCCGGTCATCGGATCGATTGGAGCATTTGGATCAGGGATGATGCCATCTTTAATTTCTTTTTTCATTAATTGATCTTGTTCAATAATTTCAACATCTGTTTGTCTCAAAATCTTTCTTCTTACATAATCTTGGGAAAAATAACGTCCAACATACGGTTCAGCAACTTGAACCATATTTAATCTTTCATTTAACAATTCGGATTCTTTGAGTTCTGCAAAATGATTGTCATAAAGAAAATTATATTGAATATGTTCACTCATTATTTCCCAGTCTTCTGGGGTGATAATATTTTTTAAAAGTAGTTGTGTTTTTAACATATCGTTAAAAAGATTTGCAAATCTTTTTCTCAATCTACCCACAAACTTACTAAATTTAACTTCATCTCTTAAAATTTCTGAAGATCTTCCTAAGTTAAACCCACCTTCACCACCAATTCTTGACGATGGAACATTTAATGATCTATATAATTTTTCTTGAAAATATTTAATATCTGTAATTTCTCCTAAATTTTGTCCACCAGGTAATGTAGTAATTTCTGTACCTCTACCACCTTCACGACGAGGTAACCAAAAATCCTCAAGCATACTCATATATTTTTTATCATCACGAATTTCACCAGTATTAGCATCATATACTAATTTGTTACGATAACGCATCATAACATCACGCAGATATTGTTCTGCTTTTACTTTAGGAAGATTGCCAACATCAATATAAAAAATTCTTCTTTCTGGAGCACGAGACAATCTGTAAATAACAAGACTATCTTCAATCATACGAAGTTGATTGAGTGCTTTAATTGCTTTATGTAAATATGAAAGTGTTGATCCTTTATTTCTATCTACAAGACCAGATGTGCAATATGAAATTGAATCTCTGGTCATTTTGATTCCCTTGTTATCTCCCATCGTAGATGGATTCATCGAAGGGAAAGTTGCTTGAGGGGTGTATATAAAATATTCTTCAATCTGTGGAAATTCGTATTCCATCGGATTGTCAGTATTAATATTTGAAAGTCTTATATCCTTTTTTTGTTTCTTTGCTTGCCTAACATATCTAATTTTCATAGAGTCAATATATCTTAACTCTTGAATTCCATCTTCAGGTTTTTTAAAATCAATTACCTTATGATAATGAATTCTGCCATCAATATACCAATTCCTATAAATTTCGTGACACTTTTTATCAAAATCTAAAAGATCTAAAATTGTTTTAAATTCATCTCTAATTTTTTTCTTTATACCATCACTGGCATTCAAATTTGATAATTCAATTTCTACTGGAGTATCGTTTGTATCTGAAACAATAGCTTCATTTACAATATCTTCAATAGCACTATCACATTCTGGATGAAGTGCCATCTCTCGATATCTTTTAATTAAATCAAACTCGGTTCTATAAATTCCCTCAAGATCTACATAAGATCCAAAAAAACCACTGGTTAAATAATGGTCAACCCCGTCCTCATTATTAGGAGGAACGGGGGAAACCGTACTTGGTGACAACGGTTCAGTATCTTCAATTGAAAAACCAAATAATTTTGCCATTATTAAATTTTAACTTCTTTGTATACTATTTATCAGGCTCCAGAACCTGCTGCTTCTGGATAGTAGTATTGAACTTGGAAATCAACTGTAAATTCTTCAATTGTATCAGTTGAATCGTATGAAAGATCAATAGCAGAAACAGTGGTTGGGAAGATATCTACGAATTTATATTGTGCCAAAATTCTGGAGTTATCACCTGTAGTATTTGTTGCTTGTTGATTTGAAGCAGATCTTCCAAGTTGATAAACAGTTGCTTGACCCATATAATCCGTTGGATTGGTCAAACCAGAGTGATCTGCATATTGAGCAACGTTTTGTGCCCAAGCTTCAAATGCTCTTCTGTGAGAAAAATTTTCATCATTAATCACAGTAACTGTCCAGACATCAAATGTTCTATCACCAGCAACTTTTAAAATTCTACCTCTAAATGGAACATCAATCGATGATACATTAGAAGCTGGAAGAGCTGCAGATTTGCATAAGAATCTAAAATTATCACTATCAAATGTTCCTGTTCCATCTCCTTGCAAAGCAAGATTTATTGCTGCTGGAAATGTTACATTAACTTCAAATAGGTTGGCACGAGCACCACCACCAATAAGTTTTGATTTGAATTGTGAAATGTTTCTTGTTGGAATTTGAGCCATTTTAAGTTCCTCCTTTTATGGTTAATTATAAAAATTAAACTCTACCAGCAACTTCTTCAAACGAGACACCAGTTCTCGTTGCAACAAATGTTAGAGTTACATAGTTGATAGATTTGGCTGGTTTCAGGAAGATATCAGCTCTGAACTCATTATTATCAATTACATCAGGAGTGTTATTTGTTTCATCGCAAATAACAAGGAATCCATAAAGACCTCGTTTTGCTTGAACATCCCTCAGATATGGTTCAACAATATTAATAAAGTTTGCTCTCGTAATTTGGTCATTAAGTTCAAATAATTGTGCCTGAGCAGCTCTTTCAAGTGCTTGTTCAACTGTCAAGAACAATCTGCGAACATTAATTCGATCAAATGCAGATGCATATCCAAGAGCAGTTTTGTCTCCAAATAACAGGATTCCAATTCCTGGTTGATTGACAATTGAATTGATTCTTAAAGGATAAAGTTGATCTCTCTGAGCTTTTGATGGATTGTATGCAAGTTTAATTGCATTATTTAAAATGCCTCTTTGTTGTCCAGCAGGAGAGAACCAAGGGAAAGCAAAGATGCTTGTTCTTACCATCAACCCTGCAACATCAGCATTACAAGGAATATATCTAAATTGATTATTGAATCTATCATAAGTGTACTTATATCCACTATCGAAAACTGCATAAGATGAGGATGATAACGGAGAAAAGAATTGAATAATATTATTAGTTTGAGTATCTGTATTTGTAATGTCAACCACATCTGCTCTGTGTGGAGAAATAACCGCAACGCAATCTTTTCTGTTTGATGCAATTGAAATTAATTGATTTGCTTTAGCTTGAGAGTCTGATTTATTAATTCCTCCAGGACCCATAATTAAGTAGTCAACTTGAATTTCATCTTTATTTGAGAATAGATTGTAAGATGTAATTAGATTTCCAAGTGTTGCTACCATTCCACCAGAAGCAGAATAATTGACTCCACCAGTTAAAGTATAAGTTGTATTTCCAATTACATTAAATGTAACCCCTTGAGCAGGTTTGTTCCATAGTCCAGCAGAAGTGGTTACTCCAGTGTAACCCGAACTAAATCCAGAAGCAGCTACGAAACCATCTGATCCATCTGAAGGATTATCTCCAGCATAAACATAACTTGAAAAGAGTGAAAGATAATCTTTCCAGAAATTTTTCTGAGGAGAATTTTCTGCGGAAATCGAATCCGATGCTTTTGAAAGGAAAAGATGTTTTTCTAAAAGATTTCCTTGGATTCCAGTAACTGTTCCTAAATCATCGACAATTGCAACGTGTAGTGCATCATTTTTTCCTTGCCTATCTGTGGCATAGACATTTGAAGTTGGTTTTGGTGCAATCGAACTCCAGAAAATTGTTGAATTAGTAAGACCTAATGTTTGTTGGTCATACCAATCAAGAACATCGGAAGCAGATGAACCTAAAGTTTCTGTTGCAATTCCAACGGAAGATGAATTGATGACACTAACAGTGTTCCCTGGTCTGAATGATTCTGCTTGACTATTTTGTGAGTATGATACTGAGGTCTCAACTCCAGCAGTAGTTACCCGAGAAACAATTTTTACATCAATTGTACTAGCACCAATTCCAGTAATTATTCCTTTTAGATATCCAGTAAAAAGACTTGTTGAACCAGCTCCAGGAATCACTTGATTGGTTAGAGAAGTTGTTACTCCCATACCAACAGTAATACCACTTGTAGATCCAATTGTTAAAGTTTGATCTGCTTTATCGTCAATGACACAAACTTTAAGATTATTTGCCCAAGAACCTGGATTTTTTGCTGCGAATCCCCAGGTTACAGAATCGTCTGAATAGTTTGAATTGTAATCATCATAGTTCTTAATTTTTAATACAGAACTACTTACTCCAGATCTTGTTGAATTGGCATTATTCAGTGTAGAACCATCAGTTCTTACAACTTTAAGGACACCACCGTATGAAAGAAATGATGATGCACTCATCCAATACTCATACTGAGCATCAGTTGAAAGTGGTTTGCCAAAAGTGTTGATTAAATCTTGTTCGGTCGTAATATCAATTGCTTCATCGACTGGACCAATTGCAAAAGGACCCGCAATAGCTCCAATATTATCTAATACATTCTCAGCTCTTCCTACCGTTAAATCAACTTCTCTGACGAGTACGCCTGGAGATAATTGAGGAGTCGCCATTTTTTTCTCCGTTAAATCTCAGTTTATCTAAAAAATATTTATTAAAATTTCACTTTACATATATTCCCACATATAAGAACGGTCACCATATTCGTCGGTGAACCATCTATCTCCATCTGAATCAACAAAACTATTACTATCTAGTCCATCTACAATAAATCCAAATGGTGCCATATCTTGTTCTATTTGGTTTTTTTGTTCTTCATAAATTCTTTTTCTTACATCCTGATCTGTGAGTTCTTTAAAATAATCTTGAGCAACTAACCAAGCATAAATTACAAGACACATTGCAAGATCGTCATTGCAACCTTCTTCAGCTTCAAATGAATTATGCTTCTGAATAAACGTAGTAAGTTCTGATATGATTTCATAATCACTCAATAATAATTTATTTTCCTCAATCATAGTTTTTAGATTGAGACATCCAACTTTTTTTACAGTTTTGGACATCTTTACTCCAAGTTGAGTTTTCTTTCCAGAAAATCCTTGCCCAACAATTTGTCCAGCTCTACCGCGCATAGAACACATCAAAAGATTGTTATATTCCAAATCATAATGAATAATACTTGCTACTTGGTCACCGACATCATTTACCTCACATAAAATGTAAGAATCATTATAATTTTTAGCAACATCAACTATAATACTTGGAAAAAGCATTGGTTTAATTTCATTATTACGATATTTTGCTACAACTTTATGTGGAAATGTGGTGATATCAATTACAGTAAATGCTGAGTAATCATTTCCAACTCCACGAGCAACATCAACTGAAATTACGTAATCATTATTTTCTTGAACATCTTCATATACATCTAACCCAGCACTTCTAGTTTTAGGGTGATCATAGACTAAACTTTTTAATTTACTTGGAGCAATTAAAGTATCAACTGATCCTAAAAATTCACATTCAAATTCAACTTTAAATTGTTGTTCTGAAGTATTTGCAATTGTTTGCTTTTTCCAAACTTCATCTCTTCCCGGAACTTCAGACCAATGAACATCAGTGGGTATATATTCATTTTTGTTTCTTTCTGCATCGTGCCACATTCGGTAGAAATGATTCATACCGTGTGGAGTAGAAACAATAATTACCTTCGTGCTTTTACCTGAAGTAATTGTAGGGTAAACTGACGCAAAAAATGAATCTGCAATGTGATTAGGAACGAACGCAAATTCGTCCAAAAATAAGATATTGAATGACATACCACGAACCGCAGAAGCAGAAGTAGAAGCAGCCAAGATTTTACTTCCATTCTCCAGTTCCAGTGACCCTTTATTCCAAGAGATAATTCCCTGTTGCATCCATTTTGGTAGATTTTCATATGCAGTTTGTAGTCGATCCAGAAGCTCCCTGGCGGTTGCTGCTTTGTTTGCGAGAATGCCTATGTTAACATTATCATTAAAGACGGCATAATGAAGCAGGAAAGACACTACAGTGGTTGATTTACCAGTCTGTCGTGGCATCTTACAAATATTAAATCTATGTTGGTGAAAATTATTCACCAATTTTTCTTGAAAAGGATACATCGCAAATGGTTGCAATCCTTTATCAAGAGTTACGATCTTTACGTAATTTTTTGCAAAATAAACCGGATCATCTTTGCATTTTACGAATTCAATAATTTGTTCTTGAGTAAACTCAATTGGGGTATTTGCTTTTTTTAATAAAGGATTGCCTAAATATACATCACTCATAACATTAAGTTAAATCATAAAAACCTAAAGAACCTATACATTGAGCACTACCAGATACTGCCCTTGCTGCTAGAGTATATGTATCACTGACTTTTGATTGAGTTCTTCCAAGTTGTAAATCAAAATTATATTCTTGATCCATACCGAGAGGAACATTTGATTTATTTGCAGAAGAAACATAATCATTACGAACAATTTCTCCACCAGACATTGTTGTTGATGTAGTATCAAACTGAACATTTGGAGAACCATCTACAGCCCAAGATGGTGTGGTAAGAGTTGCATTTTTAATTAGTGCAACTTCTATTGTTGCTGCTGCACCCGATTCTGGAATAAATGCAATTTGTTTTGGAACAATAATCGCATTTTCTCTTCCTGGAGTGAGACGAATACTTACAATTGGAACAAATAAAGTTGATCCAACAGAAACTTGTGCGATTCTTCTTGCAATGCCTTCTGCTTGTTTTTTTTCATATCCTCCATTGGACTGAACAGATACACAAATCTGTTTCATTGATGATGAAGATGTTGTGATTCCTGTGTTTAGAATCTCATAACGAACTGGAAGATTTGCAGTTGTTATATAAACACTATCAAGAATATTTGCGTGATTAAAAGTGTGTGCTGTATGAAACTTTCCAAAAGAATTTGCAAATCCAACTTTAACGCATCCTACACCCAACCACTCATATTCACTAAAAAGAATTTGTGCTTTTGTTATATCTAAAAGAATTCCACTTGGATTAGAATCACTCGGTCCACTCCCATCTAAAGTGTCAATATTCCATTCTGACTGTGGAACAGTCACAGTGGTTGCAACTCCAGATATTGCAGTTCTTTTGATAAAACTTAATTGAGAACCATTCAGTTCTAACATCACACCATTTTCTGATGATGCATATCCCGCTCTCTGAACCAGATTTTCCTTTGCAGGATTAAAAACAAATGTTTGAAGAACTTGTAATGATTTTCCAGGTTGATACGAGAATACTCTTTTACTCTCACGAATAAATGAACATCCAGCAGTCGTTCCGATACCTAATGTTGCGGTACTTTGTGCTGTTATAAAACCGACTGTAGATCCAGAACCAACGATTACATCATCAAAATCTCCATCTTGAGAATAAACATGGGACGAATCAAAAATTGTAAATGGTTCTGATACTTTGACTCTTCCAAAAAGATCGCCATTAAAACCTTGCCCGACTGGATCAAAGATTTCACCATATCTATCAGCCTGCATGAATACCTCAAACAGACTTCTTTCCTGATTCAAATAATCTTGATTAATTTTGTTCCACTGAGCCATAAATTAAATCCAATCTAACTTTGCTGGATGATATCTTTTGTTGTCTGTTACTTTGATAGAACCTTTTGAGTTCTCTTTAACGTATATATGTTGAACAATTGAACCTGGATACTCATTTTGAAGATATTCAGTAAGTTCTAGTTTTGAAGGAACTCCATTTTCAGTTACCATAGAGATTCTATGAAGGTTCCCCATATATACAATATCTGCAGAAAATTCTTCTGTTTGAGGTTGAGGATCTTGTGAAACTCCACCTACATTTAGAGTTCCATTAAAATCACCGTTAATTGTGATACTTTCCGATAAAAACTGTTTGAAAGATTTCATATCAGCAGTTCCAAGCTCTGAGTGATTTATTGATTCTGCTATTTGGATCGTTAGCAGTTTTGGCAGAAGTTAGTTTCTTTTTCATCCCACTCATTCTGGCACAGAATGAAGCACGACGCTTATTACCAACTTTCTTTGAAGGTGCTTTAAGATCACTTCCCGGATTTTCTCTTTCGTAGGACTTACGACCTTTTTCATTCAAACCACCTTCTTTATTTTTCCCTTCCTCACGAGTCCACGCAGCACTTTCAGTTTGCAAAAACTGTTCACCTGGTTTGATGTCGGAAATATGGTATGATTGAACTTTTGAACCTGGATAAACTTTAGAAATTTGATCTTGTACTTCTTGACGATTTGGTTTAGTGGTTTGAGGAAAAAACATTTTAATCATATAATATTTTCCTCTCCACATTAATGTAACGTGAATAATATTTCCGGTTTTAGATGGAATTCTGATTGCTTCTTGAAGTTCAGTTTCTTCACTTACAGATTTCCACCCACCACCTGCTTTCTTATATTCTTTTGCTGCCCAACCGTTGGCATAAGCAGAGGGATAAACATCAAATTTTGCTTTTGCTCTTGCCTTCATTTTTGACCAGAGTGAAGGATTTGTTGGAACATTCTTTTCTTCAAGTGTTTGAAGTTGCTCTTCCCCCTCAATCTGTTCAAGAATTTTTGCAACGAGTCCAGTATGTTCTGGAACACAATTAGGAACCATTTTTTTACCTTTCTTTTTCATTCCAACTTGCTTATAACCTGTCCAACAAGGACCTTTCTCTTCTTCAATATCGTGCTCACCACTATCTAAATAATCTGCTACAGAATCAAGATAATCTGCTGCTTTAGTAATTTTTGATTGAACCCAAGCTTCAACATTCCCTTCACCTTTACCCATTTTTTTCTTCAATCTATTTGCTGCATTAATAATTGTGGAGATTTCAGAACGAGCCATTGAATGTTCGTGATCCTTCTCTTCATTTGCTGAATGAAGTTGTGAAATATTGTATTTGATTTGATTTGTTGTAAGAGATGGTGGCATAGAAAACATATCCCAATATTTTGTTCCATAACTACATTCTTCTCTTGTTTCATTTTTTCGACATTTGGGGCAATATCTAACTAATCCCATTTCTTCCTCAATTTTGTTAGATACCATTTTTGGTGCTCCTCCTTTTCCTGGACGATCTGCTACGGGATCTGCTTTTCTTTTTCTTCTTACTGCGGAAGCAATTTCATTCTTAGACATTTTTGCTGCCTTTTCTTTAGACAAGCATTTTGGTTTTGGTTCACCAGGTTCACGAGCACATTTACCAATTCTTTCACCTTTCGTATTATATCTATCCCATCCACCACCACCAACTCCACCTTCTCCACCAGTTCCAAACCATTTGCGAAGGTCTTCATATGCCATACCTCTGCGTGTATGTTTAACTTCACCTTTCTGTTTCGCAATTAATTTTTTAGATACTGTTGCAAAGTTTGCAATAGGATTTTCATCAGGAATTCCTTTCTTTGGATTATCATAAACGTCAACATCACCATCAGCATCACGATCAACATACTGAACTGTTGCGTGATGTACTAACTGCTTCAAATCTAAATTTGGATCTAACTGATGTTGTTTTCCTTTTAAATGTGAAGTTTTATGAGTAAATTTGGTAAATTTGGATTTCATCCAATTATTTCAGGAATCTTCTATATTTATTATACTTATTTCTTATTAAATTTCTATTGCAGTAAAAACTGTTTTAAATGTTGTTGTATTTGTAGATGTTGGATAACCGATTAATCTTAAAGATCCACCACTAATATCTGTTGTAAAAGTTGCGATTCCTATTGGTTGATTAATTGATCCAAATTCTAATTGATAAGTTTGAGTTCCGTCGTGTAAAACATTAATTTGAGTCATATTATAATTTGTCCCTTCCGTGGCTTGTATTAGATAATTGACAGACCTATAAATTGAGGCACTTATTGACATTATTACGGATGGTGATGTCGAATTTGTAGTCACGACTCCAGATTGAATATCTCCGGCAGTAAGTTCTAAATTTGTTGCAGATACTGGAGAAAAAGTAAATTCTGATGAAGATGCATCATATCTTAAAAATCTCCCATCTCCAAGATTTGACGTATTTACATCGTCCAACGTTACTAACGTTGTTCTTCCAGCTCCAACTCCAACTATCCATTTACTGTTTGTATAATCATATTTCAGAATAGAATCTGTTGCAATACCGGTGATATCAACATCAGAAAGATCTTTGATAAATCCAGCACCTCCACCTCCCATCGTTGAAAGTTGAGTTTGAATTCTATTAATAAAAATTTTATAATGATTTGCAAGATCATCAAGAGTTGCAAATTTTTGATCTAAAGGAGTTAATGGATCAGGTGTTACACCTATTGATTCTTTTTCTTCCGGAGGTTCTCTTAATAAACTTTCCTGTAGTTCTTTTTGTTCGGACTTAATAGTTTTTACTAATTCAAAAAGATCTTTGATGTCTTTTCTGACATATCTGATATCTTCATCATAATATTTAACTTGAGGGAGATTTGCAATCTCTTTTTTAAGACTTTCAAAATAATTTAAGAGAACTTTATCCGTTTTTATACTATTTTCATTAAATTCTTTTAATTTTTCTTCAATATTGGTTTTAAGAGAATTATATTCGTTTGCAATTTGTTTTTTTAATTTTCTATCATCATCTTTAAATTCTTTATGGTATTCCCAAATTTTAAGAGATGATTCTCTAAGTTCTTTCCAAATTTTGCTATTTGCTTCTTGATATTTTTTGTCAATTTCTTCTACTTCATTTTTAAATTGAACTTTATTTTCAAAAAGTTTTGTTTCATTTTCCTCTATTATTTCCTCAATATTAATCCTTATCCTTTCACGAAGAGTTTCAATAGTATCATTAACCTTACCAAAATCATCATCAATAACACTGAATGTCTTTCCAATCCAAGAAAAATCTGGAACTTCATTTACTTCATTTACCCATCTGGGGAAAATTGGAATTTCAGATCTAACTTCTTCTATATTTTTCTGTAATCTTTCAATATCTGAATCGTAATATTTTACTTCTGGAATAGAAGATGTGAGTATTTGAATAGACTCACAAATATCTTCAAGTTCTTTATCGTAATATTTTATTTCTGGAATGTCAGGAATATTTTCCCTAAGATCATTAATTAAACGAAGAACTTCATTAAGTTCTAAATTGTTTTTATCGGGTATAAATTCCTCAACTATTTCATTTATATCTTCTTCTTCCTTTTCAATAAAATCTTTAACAGATGGTAATTTATCTTCTGTTTTTTCTGTTAAAAATTCTTTTATTGAGGGCAAATTGCCATCAAAAACAAATTGTTCAATTGAAGGTAGATCATCCTTTGACATTTTATTAGCAACAATAGTACTTTGGGATTTCTCTCCCTTTTACTATTTATCGTTTTCGGTAAGTCCGTTCTTTAACAACTTTGATAATTCTGCAGTAGATCCCACAAAAAGAGCATTTGTAACATTTGTGGGACCTTTTATTTTTTGTTCATCCAGATCTTTAAGTTTTTTCTGTAAATCCATTAATTTTTCTGTTGCATCAGAAACACTTTTAATCAATTGCCCCGCAACTTCATATGCTCTTGGCATCTCACTTTCTTGTGCCAGCTCCAGAATTCCATTAATTGCTTCCTGCCCTTTTTCAATAATGGAATAAAGATTGCCACGAGTATATTCATAATCTTTTCGAATATCGTCAGAAATTAAAGATGATTTTTCGGTAGTATTGTCGATTAAATTTGCAGACACTTCTTGTGATACTATTTCTCCCGCAACATTAAAAGCATCATTTAACTTGTCATATTTTTTTGTCATTTTCATAGTGTTCCGTTAAATCCAAAATCATCTCCAAAATCAATCAATTGATTATCTGCACTCGTAATATTTTTAACACCTGCACCTGCAACGTGTTGAGTTATTGATGATCCATCGGCACCTCTTGTAACTGTCAATTTATTGGAAGATTTCGATTTAACAAACATTTCTTCTTCATCAACATAAATGTAAGTGTTTTGTAAAATGTTAGTTGCATCATTTACTGTAATTATAGTTGTTGATGTATCGACATCTTCAGAAAGATTTGTAATTACAGTACCTGTATAATTTTTAGTTGCTCTTGGATCTGCACTGTAGGTAACTTCTCTTGTTGGTGTTGAAGTTTCACCACCTGCAACAAATCCAATAGAAACTTTTTTGATGATGTCTTCCGATACTCCAGAAGAAGAAACTGGACCAAACAGATATGTTTTTGCAGTGAATCTTAATGTATATAAAAGAGCTCTTCTGGTTTTAAAGTCACCTTCATAATCATCACTCATCGAAATAGAATTTAAAATCACAGGAATATCTCTTTTTTCCCCAATAGATGATACTAGATCAACAGTCAAAGAATATGCCGGTTGAAAATACGGTAATATTTGTTCGATAATTTGAAGCATATCATCATTCAATTTACAAAAAATACTAAGTTCAAAATCCAAATTATATGGAACGGGAAGATATGTTTTTCTAATTTGTGTACCATCACTTTTCAATCCACTCAAAAAAGTTTGAGTAGTAGTTGATTTTCTACTGGAATCATAATTTATTCCAATCAATTCAAACGACATTCTTGGTAAAGATATTTGAATTGGTTTATTTAAATCGGGAACCTGCTCAAGTCTTGCTAAAAATTTCTGAGTTGGACCATAAGCTAAAGGAACTCTAACAGTACTTACAATTTGGTCAGAATCATTTGTATGTTTAATTGAAATCTCATTAAATAATGAACCAAAAGCAATTACGGTTCTTCTTATAATTTCGTGGTAAAAGTATTCAAACATATGTTAGGAATTCCTTATATAATTATTTATTATCCAATAAAGTATTTATGGCATCCCAAATGGATTGCTATCTGTAAAGTCAATTATATCATCCGCTTCATTTTCTATTGTAGTATTTTGAGCATAACTATCATCCGCATTTGAAATTGAAATTTTTCTATATTGATAAACTGCTCCAGACTCAGACCCTGTAATAGTTTCTCCATTTACAAAAGATCCAGTTATATTTGAAATTTGCAATATGCTTGTAGAAGCATTCCAAGATTTTACTTTTGCTGTTGTTCCACTAGATGATCCTGTTATAGTTTCATTAAAAATATAATTTCCAATTCCCGAAATATATGGTGAAGATATAGTAACAGTTGGAGATATTGTATAACCAAGACCGGCATTTGTGATACCAATTTGAGTAACAATTCCAACGGAGTTTAGATATGCAATAGCAGTTGCAGTTACACCAACTCCAGCTGGGGATGAAAATGTAATTGTCGGAACAGTTGAATACCCTGATCCTCCAGAAGTTAAAGTTATAATTCCAACAACTCCATCACCAATTGTTGCAGTTGCAGCAGCTCCTACTCCACCACCACCAAAAAATGCAACAGACGGTGGAGTAGTATATCCATATCCAGAATTAATAATATCGACCCTTTGAACTTTAGACGAAGTTGTTCCATTACAATCAACAAGACCAGATATCATCGATGCTACTCCAACAGCAGTTAAACCACCAGCAGGAGCAGATGAAATTGCCACTCTTGGTATAGATGTATACTTTTCTCCTCTATTGCTGATAGTTATAAATCTAACTCCACCGTTAACTATTCCAGCAATTGCAGTTGCAGTAGATCCAGATCCAATTAAACTTAAAGATTCGATATAACCGGATTTTTCAACATTATCATCTATTTGTTCGACACCGGTATCAATCTCCTCATCTTCATATCTGAACAGTTCACATCTCAATTCATATACATATGTTTTTTGAAGTTGATAAAAAGGTTTTTCGTGCTCTACAAATTTAATTTCAAATAATCTATCTCCAAGTGGAAAATAAATCAAATCTCCTTCTTTTGGTCTTGTTGCAAGTTCTATATCTGGAATATTTTTAATTAGTGGTGTAATATACGTTTCAAATCTTTCTTTAGAAATAATTAAAGTTAAATCTGATAGTGGTTGAATCCCAAACTTAGATAATATCGTTCCTTGTCCTTCATACCCTTCGTATGTATCAACGTAAGCTTCTAATGGTAACGCATTATCAAATTTAGATTCAATTACTTCTTTAATAATCGTATTTGTTGTAATATACCTTCTAGGAATATAATAAACTTCAACTCCATACATACGAAGTTGTTCATTTATTAAACTCTGAACAAGTGATTGTTCTCCTGCAGATCCTTGTAAGAAAAATGGATTGAGCATAAATTCATCCTATCATATCTAAAGGAGGAAGTTCATAAGTATTTGACATCTTTTCCATTATAATATCAATTTCTCTCTGAGCATCATCATATATTTGTCTACCATTTAATTCAACTCCACCAGGAAGTTTAACTCCTTGAAATTTAATTAAATTTTGTCCCCACTGTTTTTTAATTAATGCAGTAACATACATTTTTAAAAATGAATCATTCCAAACTCTAGTGTAATCACTAGGATCCATCGTTCTAAAACAGTCTATAATTAAATAAGTACCTACGGAAACACTTCCCCAATCAATATCTAAATATAACCTATCTTGCCTTTTATTGAATCTAATTTGTTTTTGCGTGGTTAGTAAAAAGTCAATATCTTCAAGATATGTTTTGACCATTGCATAAGTTAAAAGTTCTGTAGAACCCCAATAGTAAATATCATTTAAAAACAGTTGATATTTGACACTAAACATATTGTTAGATATACTATTGCTTCCATCAAAGTGAAATATTTTATTTACCCCAATTACTGATGGTGGAACTGGTAAATAATTACTATTTTCTTCATATTTAAAAGAATTTGTAAGTCCGACAGTTTGATTTACTGTGGTAGTGACAATTCCAACTCCACCTGCATCCCCACCTCTTGCTCTTCCTCTATCAATATCATCTTGAGTAATTTGATATTTCATATAGGTTTGATAGACACCATCAAAATGTCTTTCTTGAAAAAATTGAACGGCATCATCAACTAAATCTTCTATTTGTTCATCTGCCACGTTTATTTCTAAGACAGGCGCGCCAAGTTTTCTTTTACAATAATCAATTAATTCTTGTCTGCTTGCAGGTTGCGCCATTTATTTGTTTGTTTTAAAAATATTTATGGTGCTGAAGATATTCCAGGAATAACTAAAACATTTCCAGAAATAATTCTATAAATTGTTGATCCAGAACTTACTAAAACATCATAAACATATCTACCTTCAGTTAGTGATCTTGTATTTGTAGATCCTAAAGAAATATTAAACTTTCCATTAGCGGCACTTGTAAATCCAACATTAAATGTTTTTATAGCGTATGAAGTAGATCCTACAGAAACACTTTTTGCCATTTGAGAAGATCCTGTCCAATTCGTAAAATTGAAAGGATTTCCAGATACATCAAAAACACTAAAGTCGTTAACAAAACTTGCCCCAGTATTAATTACTAAATTAACACCATATGCAACACCTGAAGTTGGATCAAAAGTAACTGTGTTGTTTGCCATTAGAGTTTAGAAACTACTTCTTGTTGTTTTAAATAAAGTTTAATATAACATTTTGTTATATTTTTTAGTTGGTCAATATCGCCCATACTATCTATTACTCTTGAAATTTTTTCATACTCAAACATTTTACTTATATCTTCAAGAGAAACTTCATCAGGATTCATTTATCAAACTCCTCAGTAAATTTTTAATTTCTTTTAAATCACTTCCAATATCACTTACTTTATCTTCTAATATTTCGATTCTTTTAGTTTCACTTTGTTTTGTTTTTTTTAAAGAAACGTAATTATCATATTCAGTTGTATTTGTGTTTAAAATTGCATTAGAAAATTGATCTCTAATCAAATTAGTATGACCTTCAACTTTAAGATATTTCATATTAAGCAAGAGCAATAACTCTTAGATCTTTTAATCTTGGTGGGAAAGCTTGATTGGTTGATGACCCAATCAACTTAATACTAAAATATCTAAATGGGGGTAGGTTATCTATTGTAAATTCATAGTCTTTAAACTCAAGTTCATTACTTGCAAATCCTAGAACGTTTGTTTTCAATACTTTTTTATCAGAACTTCCATCATTCAGTGCCTCATTAATTACCAATCCATTCACATCAAGATTTGAAAATCCTGGGAATGGATAATAGATAGGATCTTCATTTGGGTCATTTTGAATTGCATAAAGTGCTCTTAAATCACCAAAAATATTAATATATGAAGTAACAAATACCTTCAAAGAAGTTGCTGCAACTTCTAAACCGATAGTGTTTGTAGCATAAACAAATGATGATGGATCATCAGTTAAAGTGTCAACTCTATTATCCGTGGCATAATTTTCAATCGGACTATTGACACGATTGGTAACAAAAATCATTCCTGTTCTATCTAAGTCTACAACAGGAGAAACAAATGAATTTGTAGAAGTTAAATTTAAATTAACTGTTAGAGATTTATTTCCTGGTAAAGAAGATAATCTTTGATCTTCATTCACTTTTGAGCAAATTAATCTTGGAGAGTCAAAGTAGTTATTTGAATCTAATGAAACGTCAGTAAATCCTTTATCTTCAAATGAAAATTCTGTACCATCAACACTAGTACCACTCACAGTTCTCATTTTTGCTGAAATACTTGTTCCATTCAAAGTTAATGTTTGTATATTAGGTCTGGTAATTTCATATTGAATATTTTGAGTAGCATTAACAATATTTCCTCCAGCAGATCTTGTTTCATTTGCATAAAGAATTGGAAAATTAGTTCCAACACTTCTATCAACTTGACCTTGAGGTAGAGCAGCAGTATTTCCACTTTGAGAAGTATCTACTTTAATGGTGTAGTAATCAAAATCAATTGGATCGGATGTGGTTGCGTCTTGTAAAGTATGATTTTTGTTTATTCTTCTCAAAGAAATCCCATTTAGTTCATACTTATAAACTTGAGTTCCTTGAGAATAATTAAATGATAATGTTTGATCAATTCCTCTAGTAATTCCAGTTAATGTTGTTGCAGTTGTTCCTTCATATGAAATAATCTCATCTCCAATTAAAACATATCCTGGATTTGTACTACTGATTCCAACATTTTCAAAGGTAGAAAAGTTAGTTGTCGAATCTACAAGAATATTTGATGTTGATCCTTTTGTGTAATCTGCAGTTAATTTGATCGGTTTAATATCTGTGACAACATTAGAAATTGTAACAATATTTTCTCCAGCGTGCATTCCGTGGTTTTTGTGATTTACCCTGATATTCAATCCATCAGATTCTGTTTGAATGCCATCGGCATTAATAAAAACTCTACCACCAACAGTTGAATTTAAATCTGTTGTTACTCCCAGACTATTTGTATATCTAACAGTTTTTGCAGTTCCTGCTTCGAAGTCACCTTGAACATTATCTAATATTAATTCATTAATTCCGGTTAACCCTTGAACTGAAAGTTGTAAATTTCTTCCTAAAGTTTGAGATCCTATTTGAGATGCTGAAAGAATATCGCCAACAACATATCCAGTTCCACCGTTACTAATTGTTGCAGCAACTGCCACTCCGTCAGTAATAGTGATATTTGCCGTTGCATTTCTACCCGTTCCAGTAACACTTGTTAATGCTATTCCAGAGAAAACAAGTGATCCCGAAGATGGAGTGTATCCTATGCCAGCATTAATGATTTTTAAATCTCCGTTTGCAGTTCCTGCAAACCCAACATAGTTTCCTGTTGCATTTGTTCCTTGTTGAAGAACAGTATTTCCAAAATTTAATCCACTATCTTGAACAGTTGTTCCTAATCCAACTCTAATTTTCTTAGAAGAAAATTCTAGAGGATTTGGAAGAAGAGTTGCTATTTGATCGTTTCCTGTATTTAATTCTGGATTATAAAAATTAAAATTTCCACTAGTTTCGGTAAAGTTTGCTCTATAAATTGTAAATTTTAAATCTTCATAAGGACTTTCATTCCAAGTAAGAGCATTTTGAGATTTAAATA